GAACTGTACCGTAAGTTGGATCTAAAACTGCTCTTAAAGATGCTTTAATACCATCTTCACCAGTTGGCTCATCAACATATATCTCAGGAACTGTAGTATATCCAATACCTCTTTCAACAACAGGAATAGTACCACTGAATGAACCGCTATTTATGATCGGAGTGCCTAGTTTAGCACCTCCAGGCTGCCTAAAAGTTAATCTAGGTGTGAAAGTATATCCATTACCAGAATTCTCTATTTCTAACCCACTAACAACTCCATTTGTTACAGTTGCTTTAATTTCAGCGACCTTTGCACCACTCTTTGTAGGATCCTGAACAACTACTGTAGGTGGGTTAGTATCACTATAACCTTTACCACCATCAAGTAAAGAAACTTCCTTAACACCATTAACTAAAGCTGTTGCAGAACAACCACTACCACTAATACCTTGTATAGAAACTTTTGGTGGATATTCGTATCTGTAATTATCACCATTATTACTTACAGAAATTCCTGTAAGTTCGGAATCATCATTAATACGAGCATAACCAACAGCATTAGAACCAAAAGAAGGTATAGGTGCTTCAATAGAGAACAATTCTAAGTATCTACCATTTAAAGGTGCTTCTTTAAATATAAATTGATCCCCATCAAGATAAAACTCCTCTTTTGGGATTAAAAGTTGATTATCATAAACTGCGTAAATATATTCGTCAATAACTGGTTCATATCTAGCACCACCCTTAGTAATTGTAAATTGTCTCTTACTATCACCAAAACTATTAGAAATATTGTCTATTTGAGCAATATTATTCTCAATAAATCCACTTAAGTAAGTAATACTTGTAGAAGTAGGGTCATCTGCATCAAGTTTTGCTCTAGGTGGTGATGTAAATACAAGATCAGTACCATCTACAGTAAAATCTAAAATAGGGACTTGAATTTCACCATATACTTTAACTATCAAATGCTGTGCAGATGGTGCAGCAATAGGATTATCTTGTGATGTTAACGGGAATCTTTGCTTACTTCCATCAAAATCTTGTAATGGACTTGCAAGTCCAGTCCATTTTAACTGAACTTGTTCATAAGAAATACCTGGACTTAACGCAATATTAGGTGAAGGTGTTGTTTTTTCGTAATATACTACCTCATCACCAACTAAAAGTGATCCATTTGTCTCTAAAAACGCATCAACACTCTCTACAACTATAACCGAATCCGTTGCTGTTATTGGTTCTACAACTTTTGTTGCCCCATCTAAGATACTAACATCCAGCTTATCAATATCAAGATATTGAAGAAAATCATTAACTATATTTTGTCCCAGTCCAGTCTTTTCTTGAGATCTATAATAGTACTCAATAAATTTATTAAAAAGCGGATAATCCTGTTCAATGAAAGCAGGAGTTAATGACGCTACTGACTGAGAAACTTTATTCGTATTTTTAGACATCTAGCCTTAGAAACAAGTTGAGGAATCGGGGTCACCTGTATTAGTAATGAGGTTAACCTCTACTAAAGTTGGCGTTGTGTTGAACGTTGTTGGTGTCAAACTATTTAGAGGGATTGTCGTAGGTGGAATAGTTCCAATTGGTGCGACAGTAACCTCTGGATTGACTACACTAATAACAGTACCAGGTGTTGATGCTGGAATTGTTGTATTATTAGCAGGAATGAATAATACAGGAAGATCTGTTGTTGTTGGCAACAGTGTTGTATCAATCACTTCACCTAAACCTGTTACAGGATCTGTCAAATTTAAATTTGTAGGTCCAGGAATTTGATCTCCTGTACCAACAAGATTGATAGGTCCAATACAAATTTCTCCAGTATCATAGTTAATGCTACCTGCAGAATTGTTAGTGTATACCTTTTTATTACCAGTATTGTAGAAAATCTTCAATTTACCAAAACCATCATCCTCAAATTGCTGATCGATACCAGGTCTATCAGCAGTTCTAAAGTTTCCAGACAATATAACAGGTTCTTTGACACATGCTCCGTCTGTATTACTAGGAGCACTATTATAAAGAGCACCACCAGTAGAAATACAGTAAGTATTAGTTTGGTCGGTATCTGCTTTAATATACTTCAATAATGAAGTTTGAACAGAAACGTCACTAATTGCTTTATCTGATAAAGTAATTGCTTTTTGGAATTGCTGGTTTCTAAACGTAGAATTAAAGTTATTAATCTGTGTTTGAGTGGCCCAATCATTAATAGCATTCTGAATATTTGTTTTAATATCAGAAGTATTATTCGTTACACCAGTATCATAAAGAACAAAGACTTTAGGATAGATATAAAGTTCATCTGGATCAATAACTACAGGGTCTATAGATGCCATTGAGTATGCTCTCAATTTAGTCTGTAAATCCTTCTTAGATTGATCATTTAAAGCAGTTCCAGTCTTAGTTTTAACAGCAACATATACTTTACCGTATATTGGAGGTGTTAAAGAGTCTCCACCATAAGCAATAACAGATTCAGCATTAGAATAAAGATTTTTAGTGATAACAGCATAATCTTGTGCTGTTACTGCTCTATATTGAGAAGCATAGTATCTTGGAGCCATATACTTAATAGACTCAACAGATTCTGCTTTAGAACCCATTTGAGACCTATCTTTAGTGATCAATACCACATCTGGACCACCAACATTAACCTGATTACTATCTGTTACAACGCCAATAAAATCAAACTCAGTAACCTCATTTGCTTCTGCCCCAGAACAAGTCAAATACTCAAAATTAATAACCTCACCATCTTTTAGCTTTCTACCAATACTATCATCACCAAATCTTACCTGATACCTCATATCCTCACCTTCAGAGAGGAAGTAACTACGTGTATTACCAGTTAGGTTGGTAACAGTTTCAACCCTATTATAAAGGTCTGAAGTGGTAGAAGATTCGTTTGCTTTAACTGTAACGCTTAAGGTTTCTATATCAGCGTCTTCAGAAGGAATTTTATATTCTTGAGTTTGGAAAGTATTAACAGTATACGAAAAATTGATTATAGATCCTTCATTAATGGTTACAGCATCAAATTCTGCTTTTCCAGTTACAGTATCAACTTCTACAGTAATATCCTCTAAAATATTCCAAATATATGCACTACCTCTTGCAACTGGACCTCTACTTAAAGTAACAGAGCTAGGATATGCTAAATTGGTTTTACTTGTCTGAACTTCTAACTTTATACATGCTTTAGAACAAGTAACTGATCTAGGAACATAATTTAAAAGTTTGGCAATATTAACAACATTATCTCTAAGTGTGGCAGATGGTAAAAATGCCTCATTCATAGACATATTGGCAATAAATGCCGCATAATAACTATTATAGGACAAAACATCAATCAGATATGATAATGATGATCCATCAAAATCGTAGTCAGTGAATTCATCTCTCGTTCGGAGATATGATTTAATCGAGGATTTTATATCCTGAAAATCTAATGCTGTTAACTTATTCGGTTGCATTTAACTAGGTCTCTGTAATACAAAAGATACCGACTCCACAACTGGTAGTCCAACTACTTTATAATCAACTGTAATATTCACTTTACTCGATTCGTAAAATGGTATTGCAGTTACACTTGTTAATTGAACTCTAGTCTCATACTGATTAATGGTATTTATGATCTCTTTCCTAATAGTATCAACAACAAAGGGATCTAAAGGTTCAAATAGGAGGTTTAATACACCACATCCAACATCACCATTAAACAATCTTTCTCCTCTTCTAGTTAATACAAGATTTCTAATAGATTGCTTAATGGCATTAGCATTCTTTACTTGAGAAACATCATCAGTAAACCTGTTTTTAGCAAAAGCAATTGAAATGTCTTTAAAATATCTAGATTGGCCTGCTGCTAGATCTGCACTAGTGACTTGTTTCATTCTTTATCCCTTCTTAAGAGACTATCAGATCTAGGATCTGTAATCAAATATCTACAATGCTCCCATCCATTCTTCTTAAAATTTTCAGACATGTCAACAGGTCTGTTTGCCACACGAGTTTCTTCCTCATTAGTAGGTCCAAAACGGCTACCACGAGGTACATTACTTGTAAAAATTATAGTTTCGCTCATAAAAGGGAGTCTTATCCCTTTTATTTATCCGACTTTTTAGGAGAAAATAATTTTCCACCGTGATGACTCTCCACATTTTCATTTTCGGTGAATTTTGTTGCTAAAAATTGGGTCATACACCATCTCCCAAGACCCTTATCCTTATATTCTTCTTCCATTTTAACTTCAGTAACCTGATGTTGTATAAAACCTGGAAATATTACCATCCTATTGTTGTGTAATTCTATGTGCACCTTATATTCAGGGAACAACAATTCCCCTCCAGTAAACCTTTTAGGCTCTTGAAAGAACCAACATAGGCTTGTAACCATTGCAGAGTCCTTATGTGGACTATAATAGTGACTATCCTCATAATATGACAATAATGACGAATCAAAGTCACATAATGGCATAAAATCCCTAAAAAAGAAGGATTTATTGGTTTCAAAGACGTTTTTCTCGAAAATTTTGCGATTTATACGCATAATTTTAGAATATGAGCGATTTTCTTGATAATATTCGTCTAAATGGATGCATTTATTGTTTTTTAGGAACTTACCATGCTCAACTGCACTCCAAGACTGATGAGGATCTAGAAATACGTCTGCTTCTGTCAATTCTTTTAGCTCAGACCATATTTGTCCTATCTCCCAATAATTATAAAAGTCATCTATAAGGATCATAGGAAATCCATAGTCCAAATTTTGAATCTTCATAATCAGTTTGAATGGCTATGTCTTACAAAATCAATATTAAATGATATACTAATCCTATCACTATCTTTTGTATTTGTTGATATCCCATGCATCAACCAACCAGGAAATAAACAAAGTAGTCCATCATTAGCAACTATCTCTTGTCTTTCACATAAAGACTTATATGTATACGATGAAGTCATACAAGGTACAGGATTTTCAAAATATAATTTACCATCTGTACCTTCAGTTTTAAAATAATAGACTCCAGATATATCTGTATTACCATGATGATGACAATGGCCATAATTACCTTGTTTGAACAAAGATGCCCAAGAAGTTGCAATTACCCCATCATGCTGAGGGAATCCTATTGTTTTACAATAATAATTTACATGGTTAACAATTTCATCTTTTAATTTATCTAATTTACTTTGTACAATAAGATTTTCAGTAAAAGATGGATCTGAAAGATAATGGGTATTACCCCAGGCTTCTTTCATTGAAAAATTTACATTTTTAAGTGCTTCACCAATTTCTGTTTGTATAGCATCAAAATTATCAACCATATGAACCCAATATATTGGGGTTGGGTATAATTGAGCTATTTCACCTCTATTTTCCATACCGATTCTCAAATTTTGAGAATTACAGTTCTCATAATTACGATCCGTCATTTCCCTGTAATAACCCCCCATAGAACTTTAAGTAATGACTTTTTTGCATCTCCTTGCAATTCGTCAAAAATATACATGTTGAGTCTAAAGGCATAATTTGCTTCAGTAATCAATGTATTGACCTGATGTTCATTAACTTCTAACCCATCTAGAACTGCTCTGTAATCGGTTTTAAACGCCTTTGCATCATCTATCATAGGAAAGTCGTAAAAGTGTAATCCCTCTCCTTCAGGAGGATTTAACGCCTTCTTAGCAATACCCTTAAGGATTTGACCACCTGATAAATCACCAATATACCTAGTATAATGATGTGCTATAAGAAGATATGGATCATTCTCTGCAATTTCATTAAGTCTATAGCAATATGTCTTACAAGCCTCTGATGGTGTCATCATACTCCTGTACATAGGACCATAGTAATACCTAAGATCTCTATTAAGAAATGCAGTACGAAATAATTTCGCACCCCATTGTTTCAATGTACTTGCTAGAGGATCTTTAGTTTCCTGTATCCTTTCCTCCATTGTCTCATAGACATAATAAAAGTCTGTGATTAGTTTACGGTACTCTTCTGGGTTTAGTACTCCTCTAAGGAAACCTGCAACAAATTTAGTATTTTCTGCTGCATTATGTGATTTTTTAGTACCTTCTTTTAATCTTGTTGATAAAGTCATTAGTTTCTACGTTTTTTTAAGAAAATGTTACCTGAAACAGCACATCGATCACTACATGAATTAGGTGGAACCATATGCTTTCTTCTACTCTCAAAAATGATAACGTTGCCAGCTCTCGCTTCCTTTATTTCATCTGGATCCTTTAGTAGAAGTGGTGATGAACCTGGTGGTGTATTAACATAATACGCAAATGAATAAGAAGCATTGCCGTGACTATGCCAATCAATACGTTCACCTGCTTTATATGTAACTCCCCAAGTTTCTATTGTTTTTGAATCATGATCTGGTGGATCAAATTCTGCATCAATTTTACCATAAATCCATTTTACTAGATCTTTTACAATAGTTTCACTACTATAAAGATCCCACTCAGTCATAGTACAATGAGCTTCATAAGGTCGTTCCTCAGCAGGTCTCTTATCTTGTATAGTATGAAACAAAATTTCGTTTATTTCTTGTGCTTTAGGGTATACATATTCCCCAAGAATCTTTTTCTGACCTTTAGGCGGTTGTACTATCTCCGTTTCTATGCCATGATGAGTCCTTTCCAGCATTCCTGGATCAAGTTCTTCAGCAAGATCCGTATTCATCTCTACTGGTATCCTTTGATTTGTATTAAGAACAATATTACCAGAAATACTTATTCTATAATCCTTATTTCCTGGTTCCTTATAGAAAGGATAAACCTGATGTCTCATAACAGACGGAAATAGGACTAGAGTACCCTCTAAATCTTTCGCACTATCATACCAATAAGATGATGGTCTTCCAAATATATCCGTGTAATGAAATTCAAATGATCCATTAGTTGCATGACCTGAGTTAACACCAGCTTTTTTTGATATAGAATCACTCGTTTGCTCATCATGAGTATATGGTATTTGCATCCAGATAACAAAACTCCAAAGTCCGTGATGATCATGAGTAGGATTGTATTCACCTGCTCTCTGATAATTTACCCACCATTTATGCAAACTATATGGATGCACTGAGTTAACGGGAACTTTGTCACCATAGTTACCAAAGTTATGACAAAAGTCTTGTATTAGCGGATCGAGAGTATTGAGATAGAACCATGCCTCCTTATCTTGCAATGCAAAACTATCTTCTAAGTGTCCAGCAAGATATTCTGCATATGATTCAGGAGAATGCTCGTTAATACGATCCCAGAGATAATCCATCTCTTCCTTACTCAACTTCTTCTGCATCCATCCACCAGTATAAGGGACAACAGGCTTTACAGCACCTGGTGTCCCAACCTGATCCGCATTACGAACCTGATTTATAATACTCAACGACCTTGACCTCTATATGCTTTTTTCTTAGCATTACTTGAGGTCGCACTCAATTTAGTACGAGCACTCCTTCCTTGACGAGTCTTTTTAGGTTGTGGAAGAATATAGTCACTATTTCCCCACGCACCACCATTTTTGAATTTTGGCATAATTAATCTCCAATAAAAACGTCTTCGCTACCACCTGAGATAGTTGATAGACAAGGCCACTCAGTTGTGTCCTCACCTAGATCATCACCTATTCTACCAGCAAGCTCCCCTGTAATCCAAACTGTCTTGGTACTAGAGTAACATCTGCGTTGATGTCCCTCTGAAGCTTCCCTACCACCAGAAATTCCTTCCGTGCAATGCCACGCAGGACTTGATCTAGTAGTAAAACATCTGTTACTAGCGGAACTAGTAGAGTGTTTTGTTTTAGTAGGATGTGGAACAAGCTCATCTCTATCTATAATGGGTATCTTGTTGTTTATTATAACACTTCTTTCTAATTTTGTCTTGGGTTTTTGCTCAGTAGGCTTCCAAGTTGTAACAGCATCCATCTGTGCTACGGGCTTGGGGTTAATAGTACCTGTTGTTGCCGAGTGAGGACAGTTACTTAATATACCACCACCTAGTCCTGGATGGTGTGAAGATCCGCTACCAGTACCATGACCACTACAATTACCTTTAAATAACGCTGCTCCTATTGCCATTATGGTAAATACATTCCTGTATCGTAAGGGTTTCCGTATGCAGCAATCGCTGCGTTCCAAGCTGCTCTAGCTCGGGTTAAATCATTCCATATTTTCATCGTTCCTGACGCAGTCCACGGTTTGCACCCATCCCCAAGTAACCCAGACATAGAAAATGACTGATATGGACCAGGAGATGAACCTGCAGGTGCAGGACATGTGATATGACCACATCCACTTTCCACGGTACTACATGATAAAGTTATACTTATATCTATACTATCTCTAGGATCTGGTCTATATTGCTTCATCATATACTTAGTATACTGAGATGCATGAGGCAATTCACTAATTCTTCCTTGTACTGTAGTAACATATCTTCTATCATGGTTACTATATTCAGGAATAACCTTTTGAGTTATCCTATCAATATGTTTCATTCTATTTGCTTGACTATTATCACGCATATATCTTATAATACTATCCTTTGCTTCCGTAGGTATTACACTACTACCCTCTAATACATCCATATTAATGTCAGAAATGTCATAGGTATCCCTCAATGGATCAGTAGCACTATCACTATACATCCTTTGAGCTAACTTTCTTACTCTTTGTCTATCGGGATCACCTTTAACTTTGAAATCAACTACCTTATATTGATCAGCATATGACTCTGGAAGTGATGTTATTGCGTTTAAAGTCTCTTGAGTAGTCTCATAATCACCTGGAGGTAGTGATTGTAAGAACTGTTTTAACTGATCTGTGGAATGAGTGGTAAAATTACCCTCTCTAAATGTACGATCCACTACTTTATGCACATTTCTTATCTGCAATTGCGGTGGTTGTGAAGAAGAATACCCTGATCCTCCGTCAGTTATCTCAATAGCAGTCATCGAACCGCCTACAAATGTACCTCTTACTTGTGCTCTCGTACCTGTGGTGGTTAGGGGTGCGGTAATATACACATCTGGCACAGCATCTAGTGTTTGCCAACCAGCTCCACCATCAACTATACTAATATTATCTACCTGTCCATTAACAATAGACATAGTAACTTGTGGTACTCTTAAGTCATGGAACCTATTTGGTGCTTCTTGGTCTATATCTGCTGTAACATATTGTAAAGACTTATCCATAAACTCATAAAAACCGACCAACGCTGCTCGGTCTGGAATACCCCAACCTGCTTTTGCTGTAATTACGTGGTTCCTATCGGATGTATACTGTGTATCCTTAGCAAAATTACTACCACAAGCATCAATATATGCTATATGGTATGGAAAATTATCTAAATCGGTATGAAATACACGAGTTACAATATGACCGTTAAGTGTATCACCCGATCTTAGTACATCAAACCCTTCTTGACCCTCTGTTGCTTGTACTGGACCTACTGTTTTAATCTTTATGTTATTAGTAAGAACAGTTGTACTATTATCTGGGTGGGTATGAGTATAAGTTAGAGAAAATGTGGTTCCCACGGTGTAGCCCGTCCCAGGGGATAATACCTCTGTAATACGCCAAGACGTGCCTGAAAAGACAGATGGGTCGTTAGTATCGTCATATATGGGTTTAATCTCACATTTAATCCTAAGACCTGTAGCAAGACCAGAATCTAAGTTGAATATCTTAAAATCATTAAACGACTCGTCGCCAGCCTGGTAGGGGTTCTGTGCCGTAGTATACTCAGTACCAGTCGTTTCATTCTCATTCCAACTATCAGTATAGGTTACTCCATCATACGACAACTCAAAATCTAGACATCCATTAGGTAACGTGGTTGAAAGGGAGTCATAACTAAAACACAACTTAGGACTTTGGGTATCTATTGCAAATAAAGTTGAATGTGGGCAATCGGGGTCATCAGAATCTTTTCCTTCTGGTGGAACAGTATACGATATTGTGGTCGAAGCGGGGGTGCAGTCAAAGGCACTACAAGGAAAACAAGAAGATGATGAAGAATAACTACCATCACCTGCACCAGGAGATGACTCAGGTATATTAGTTTCTTCTGTTTCTATATGATAGCAAGGTGTTCCTAATATACCTGCCTTATCAGTAGTATCAAATAAGTATGACATCCATGTATCAGAATACCCAAAATCAAATGAAAGACCTGTAGGATAGTAGTCATATACAAATAAACAATCTCCAGCACTCTCTCCTTCTTGTAAGTACTCAGAGTTTAAGCGATTTGCCTTACCACACATACCATCAGTTAGCATATCTGCTGGATTGCCACCTGACGTGCATACTAGATCAGATTGATACTGAACAGTTGTGCCATCTCTCGCAGGTACATTATAAGGTAAATTGCCTTGCCTGATAGTTGCACCAGGATATTCAATAAATTCTACACTAACACCATCAGCAGTACCTGGATGTTGCCTCACACAGGAATTTGTATATCTTTCTCCAACAGGTTTACAACCCATTTACTTTTTCCTCTAATTCTTCTAACCTACGATATATCTCATCGTAGTTCTCCTTAATATTTAGATACTCCTCACTATGTTTTGGTTTATATAATATCTTATCTGGGGTAGTTATATCAGAAACATACTTTGTTACCTCTCCTAGACGCTCTGCTAGTCCTTGTACGCACTGATTAAGTACTTCATGTGCCTCTGCATTATCTTGCCAAGGATCATACTCTGTAATATTCTGATTAGGATCACTCATCACTTTTTTTAAATGTTAGTTTAGGTTCATCTAAGGTGTATTCTAACACATCTTCTATATTCCAATCAAGTGCCTCTGCAACTTCTTCTGGAATTGATATGTAAGTATCACCGAAATCATCCTCTTGTAGGGTAAGTGTGAATCTTTTTGACATATTCAGTTTTCATAAACGGTTAACTGATGAAGTAGATGGTGTTCTTTTCTTAAAATCTTCCCAAGTCTTAACTACATCTTTAACATCATTTATACAATCTGAACTTACACAAAGATCAGCACAGGCATACATTCTACTATCAAGACAACCCTCATGCCTTATAAGGGTCTCAAGCAACCATGTGCGTGTATCTTGGAAATCTTGTGAAAACTCTGGGGTCATGTTTTTTACTGGGGAAATTTTTTTAAAATATTTTTATATATCACTTGCTCTTGGGAACCTTTGTAGGTTAGGGTCTCTAGCTTTTTTAATATAAGGGCCGCATCAAACATCGAGAACCCCCATCACAACTGTGATTTGGGCGGAGTTCTTTACATTTAGTAGATCAATTTAACTGTCTGAGTGTTACATAGGCATGAAAAAGGGGCAACTAATTGTTACCCCCAGTATAGCATTATGCTGCTAGATTGTCAAGAACTGTTTGGTCAATTTCGGTGACTTCGTTAACACCTTTCAACCATTTATTAATGTGTCGAGATGTAGTAACTGACCAGAATTGTGATGTTCTAACATAACCTTTCTCTGGCAAATATGCTGCAACAGGTGTTCTATAACTGAAGAAGATTTGTGTTCCGTCGTTGATAGTAACCTCGTTCTGATTTGCTGCGATTGGTGTTAGTTTCATTTTAGGATTGATCCTTTGTTTGTTACTCTCTTATTATAACCCCTCAGAGGTAACTAACAACAACCTGTGTGCCACTTTGTCAGGTGTCACATACTATGTGTTAACAATAGGGGGCAAATTAGGTCATGGGTTTCTGTACCTCTCACAAGGTAATTATACCATAATTTGTGATAATCTGTCAAGAATATTTGCATTTCCTCGTTAACATTGACAGTCGGTAGATTACGTGCTAAGAGTGTATTAGTTTTCCACATTTCCACAGGTAAGTAACACTCAACCTAGTTTAATTAACCATTTAATTGTTTTCAACAATTCAAGGTAAGTTTTCCACATTGTTGTTAAAAACTCTCCATAATCTGTGTTTTCTGATATACTCCCACTGCATAATGATTAACTCCTTAAGTGTTATAAACACATAGTTAATCTGTTCTCCGTGAGTAACATTTAAGTCGTACTCTTTGTTCTCACTATTTGTCATTGTACGTCCTCATATCTTCCCTCTTGTGATTTATACATAGCGGATGAAGATTGTTGTTCTTCCGTATTACTTTGTAACTCCAATTCATCCCAGTATTTGTTGTTAACTAAGAGATTAACTTCATTATAAGGATAACAACTATGTTTTGCAATTTCAGGGTCTTTTTGCCATCTATGGAGTGTAAGAGTTATATACATTTTATCAATGAAATTAACCTCTCCTATTTCATCTTTCCATTTAACGATTTGCCCTTTCTTAAACTCATTGAAACGCATGTAATTTGCCTCAGTGATTGTCAACAACGTCCCAAAACCATCCGATTGATTTGATATAATCAAAGCATGAATGTTTAGGCAATTCTTTATACCTATCTCCCCTAGAGTTTCTAACAGCATCCATGTACAATTCTAAGTCAATTACTGACTCAAACGTGCCATGTAATTTCTCTTCATTGTCATAAACTTTGTACTGCATTTGTCTAGGGGTTTGTGTTAATTAGCGAGGACAATCATCAACATTATTATATGTGAGTTGATTGTAATCATGTCATTGTAAGTCATACTTAGATAATCAAATCTACTTGACTTTGTGTTATTTTAATTCTGCGAACATCACATACATCGTTAACATCTTCATCGAATACTTTAACATTAGTTGTTAATAGTTCTTCGGGCAAAGATTGTAGTTCTGTGAGTAAATCAAGGTAAGTCATTGTTTCGTTAGTTGTGAATGTATCAACGTAACTATCCCAACCAGTTGTTAACGTGTTCCAAGCGATTAGGATAATTGGTTGCATGTTAGTAAGGTTTAATTAGTATTACTTATAATGCACCATTGTGTCGAGGTTGTTATCATTATCGTTAGGTAATTCTGCCCCACTCTTTGTTACATACTCCTTAATAATAGCGTATGCTTGATTAAAAATAGGGGTGAAATCTAACTCTCCTCGTAAACAATGAGCGAGTTCATCTATCTGCTCTGATGTTAAACAATGGTCAGGATGTCTAATATCACATAGAGGGATAGTATGCTCTACTAATTCATTTAAATTAATAGTAATTTCATAGTCACGATATACTGGCATGGGTGGATTAGGGTGTAATTGTTGATAATCAGGAGTGATGATTACGTCCATATTTATCTCTCCCAGTACATTGAATTAAACTCAGCAATGTTTAAGTAATCATCATCATGTACCTGGGAATTGTTATCAATTTCAAAGACGAATTCATCTGCAAAATATTCAACTGGTATGCCTCCTAAATCCTCACAGCAACGTAATATGTCGCCTATTTGTTCATCTGACATGTCACATATGTCGATACAATATGCAATGTCCTTTTCTAATTGTGTCATGGTTGTTGTTAATTAAGGAACAAAAAATCGGGCGTTGATCCACACCTACTGGCATAAATCTTCAAATCTTGCATAAGCAATAGACTCACATTGTTCTTCATCAAATTGAGGATATTCTTCTAATACTTCCTCATAAATTGTTTCTAATAGTGCCTCGTGATGTAAAACTGACATAATAATTAAACTCCTACTAATGATACTGAATTTGCATAATCTTGTTTTAGATGTAAACAAGTCTTATGAATTTGGAAGAGTAAAGACATATCTACTCCCTCCCAATCTGTCCACTCTGATACATAATCCCACTGGTCAAAATCGCCTGTATTATCAACATTTAATGGGCAAGATTTGAATTCTAAATCTTCATCAATCCAGAAGATTCTTCCAAAAGCGTCACTACTATACATTGTAAGTAACCTCCGTTGATGATACAAACTGATGACAGTTTGAGTGGTCTACGTTGTTATCAACGTACTTAAATGTATGAATTTTGTCATACACTTCATTGACATACTGTTGAGTAGTCATAATTCTTTTGGACATAGTTTGTCCCATAAATGTTAACACCCTTAGAACTTTGTCGTGATGTTTAACATTATCCCATGTTTTTACAGGATAGTAGTCACTAACCATGTGACCAGATTTTGAAGAAAGTTGCATAATAAACTCCGTAAGTGTGTGAATTAAATGTTATTAAACTTGGGACATTGCCAAGTCTTTGAGATAATCTTCAGCACAATCTTGTGCGTCAAGAATGTTATCAAAAGAACCGAGATGAAACTCAGTGCCTATGATGCAACCTTTTGAGTCGTCATAGGACATTGTTTTGACCTCGAAACGGTCTCCACCATAGTGGTAGATTGAAAGACTAGGGTCTAGAGTGTTCTCACGTCTGTAAGAATCGAAGATAGAGGTTCTAACCCCCTGAGACCACTCGAAACCTAGATAGTCGTCACATAGATTGACGCACTGTTGAAAAAGAGTTTTAGAATTTGACATAATTTTGAAATTGAATGTTTGTTGCCTTTATAATCAAGTGATTTTGCTCTTCCTTGATTATGTACTTAATATAGCATAGATTGGGGCAAAAATCAAGCGATCTTGTGCCACTTCCTAGACTGCCACAGGGTTTATCTGATGTAACCGTTTTCGGTTACCATGAAAGCATCAAGTCTGTTGATGTCTAAATCAGCATCATCAAAATCGATCTTAGCACACCCATAGACTCCCCACTCTGCCAACTCCTGAACGAATTCTGCCCAGTTAGCACATACACATGCTACATTCTGGAAGTTTTCAACTTCAAGGATTCTGTTGATGATGGTTTGAGTTTTTGACATAAGAGTTCTTTGCTGTATATACTCATTATACACACGCAACTACCCCAAATGGGAAAAATGTGTGCCAGTATGTAAACTGACACACTATGTCTTGACTGCTTATTTAATTACATTTAGTGTCACAGATGGTGCAGTTACGTTATCAAGTAACTCATCAAATAACTCAGGATCATAATCATCTATCTGCTCTTTTAACTCTTGTGATGATGATTGTTCGTATGTATATACGAGATCTTCATAAACATATTGTGCAAGAGTTTTAGTGTCCATGTTATCAACTAAGAGTTCAGCATACTGTTCAATTAGTTCTCTCTTTTGATCTGGTGTGAATGATACTTTGTTGGATGAATTAGTCATGGAAAGTAGGAATGAATGGTTCAGGGTTAATGTTAGTTAAGGCATCTAATTCTGCCTCGTGAATATCAACTGCGGTCTCTAACTTCTCAAAGATGTCATCAACATCTTTATTAAATTGCTCATCATTTGTATCATCTGAATTTACAATATATCCCTCCATGATATAAAGAATCGTGGAGATTTGTTCTTCAGTTAGTGATACTGGCAACTCACAATTAGGGATGCTAGGATATACTATCTTCTTAGCATCTAACTCGCTATTTGTTGCATTTGGATTTGCAGATTGTGAATAGTTCATGTTATCCTCCGAAGGTGAATTGTGGGCTTTGTAATAATATATCTCTTACATTTTCTCTATCTAAAGTATCACCATCACCCCATGAATATTCGGGCATTGATGGATAACAACACATCTGTAAGTATAACCAACTTGCCTCAAGTATCATTGGTTTAGTAATACCTTCAATGGGATATAACCCATCTTTAGTATTATAGAAAGACCAAACATAATCAATAAATTCTTGTAAGTTAGACATGATAATTAAGGGGA